ACGTATTTCCTGCAGAAAGGACACCAAAATTAATAATAGTATTTCCTGAAATATCAGAAATCAATTCATTTGAGTAAAAGTTTTCTAGTTGTTGTGATTCTGATAATGCTGCATCGACAACGTCTCCTGCAAAAGTTTGCTTAACTGTGAACGCTGCTTCTGTTTGATAAGTAAATCTTCGTGCATTACCAATTGTTCCGGAAGTAGTTCCTACAACATTAGCAGAATCATAAAATGGATTTGTTACGTCGATCACACCCATATTAACATTAGATATTCCGGAAATTGTATATTCTGTGTTAATAACAGCGTCTGACTCTTCGGGACGAGGTAATCTATAAAATGGTTCATTATTTCTAAAAACACCAACATTTCTATCAATGTCTAAAAAATAACGCACGGCGCCAGTTGTAGCATTTGTTTGTGCCAATAACCCAGTTACATTTCCATTTGCATAAATTTTATCACTTGGGTGTTTTTGATAAACAACGTCATTTTTTTTGAGCCTAAGTGTAGAATCCGAATCAATGTTTGTTGTAGTATATTCAACAAGCATATTCACAGAAGTTCCTATTACGTTTCCTGTAGCAGTTACATTTAAATTATTACTCGATACTGTATAATTTGAAGCATTTGCTGTAGTATAAAACGTGTTCGTAGTTAAAATTAAAGTGTTTGAATAAGTATCAGCATCATAATTTACAGTCACAAATTCACTATCAACATCTATTGATACAATAGAACCTTTAAAGCTAACATCATTATTTGCGTGATATGCAAATAAGTTATCACCAACTGAAAATGGTTCTATATTTGCAAAGTTTAATCTTACAAGATCTTGTCTAACAATTTCAAAAGTTTGATATGGATTATTGACTGCAAACACTTGATTATTAGTTATAGATAATGTGCTAAAATTAAACATTACATCAGAGCCTTGAACTTCGGCAGTATTGGTATATCCCCAACCGCCATTTAAAAGTTCAAACTCAATCACACCTGTATAGTTTGCAGTATTTGCTACTGTAGCTTTTCCTCTTTTACCATTACCACCATCTACATATAATTGTTCACCTATGGTAAATCCAGGTGTCGACAATGTAACATCAAAATTAGAAAATGAACCAATAATTTTTGTTGTTACATTTTGAGTCAAATCACGAGTTTCTACTTGTTCACCGGTTTTAAAATCACCTGTAATATTAGCTAATTGAATAACATCAATATAACGACCACCTTTTTTGACTCTAAATTCTTTCAGCATAGCCAGATGCATTACTTAAAGAACCATATACCATTCTTCCTAACATATTAAGATTAGATTTAAAACCAACAACTTCTAAGTAGTTTACGTTAATCCACGTATTGTCTGACGGTCTAAATAAGTCGTCAGCAGGAGTGTAAATTCTTGCTTCTAAACCATATATTAATTTAAAAAAGAGATCAACTGCTTGCTCTGTTCCTTTTGAACGATAAAAGTCCAATGAGTTTTTAATAAAAAGTTTCTTATTAGATGCGACGTTAAATTGAATGTTAGACAAATACTTATTTTTAAATGAAAGAATAAAATCATCTAACGTTGTATCAATATCTCTATACTCTGGCAATCTACGTGAGTGATATAGAGCAGGTGAAACGTTTTTTACAGTATTATCGTTTGCATCTATAAATTGATTTTTTTCCATCCACTCATAATAAGCTTTTATAAATGCAACAAATAACTGTCCTTCTTCTTGATAAAAATCAGGAAACTGACTTTCTATAAGAGGAGATATTTGTTTTTCTATATCAAACATTAAAGTCTAACCTGTTCTACCTTGACGTTAACATCAACATCCCTAATTGAAAGAATAGTTCTATTAATTGGCGTGATGTCTTTTCCTTTTGTTCTTGCGTAAAGATTTAAATAATTTTCTTGAACTATTTTTTGAACCCTAAAATTCTCTATAATGACAACACCTGTTGTGTAGTTGACGGTACCTGTTGGCCTAACAATTTCATGAAATTCATCATTACCTGATACAATATTAAGGAAACCCAAACCATCATCTTCTATAGTACATTCCTTTCCATCAAAAATAAATGGTGATGAAAAGACTGTTTTAATTTGATTTGAATCGTGATTGGGTAAAGTTCCTGGTATATCATCTCTTAAAGGGAATCCAAAATTAATAGTAAAGTTTCGCGAAAATTGATCAACTACAAATGATTTAATAGCATAAGTATTAGTATCATTACTAATAATAGAAGATTGTGCAGAATCAATCGCACTAACTAAATTACTATATCTAAAAGTTTTTTCAAACCCGTTAATGTTTGTTAAATTATAGTTTTGTATTGCTGAGCTAGCTAAAAGTTTAATATCGTCAATATTTAAGCTTGTTTGTGTAATATCATATTTGACTAAACTATCAACTTTAATGTAAGTATATTGTGGATCAACAAACACTGGATTTATTGCCAAAGCTGATAATGGTTTAATAAAATTATAATATTCTGCTTTTCTTGATGGCGGTAAAGCATCTGCAGTTTTTAAATCAACAGCAACAAATACTTTTCCAAATTGCGGTGGATCTTCTGCTTCACCTCCATACGCAGCAACATCATTAATTTCTGAAAAGTTTGCTTTTAACAGAGTTTTATAATCATCTGAAGTAATTACACGTTCTTGTGTTGCAAACGCGCGAGGAGCATTGAATTTAATTGACTCAATAGATTCTGCAATAGAACCACCTTGAGCTGCTAGCACTTCTTTTGTTTCTGCATCAACTGAAACTGAAACATTAGTTACAACACCAGTGCCAATATCATCGTCAGCTCTAAAATTTCTAATTCCATTTGGTAGTTCACCATTACAAGCACGATATTCAATTAAAACTACTGAGTTATCTTTTGGTTTGCGACCAATTACACCATCACCAAAAAGAATTTCATACGTATCATTTTCTGCAGCCTGTAAAAAGAAAACTAGCGATGTAGAATCTAAACCAAATAACTTGTCTCTTTTTAAATACGTATAAGTATTTTCACCATTATCTTCAATTACGGTTACTCTAATACTATTAGTATCAACTGTTTTATTTGTAATAATAAATCTTTCGGTTGCATTAGAGTTTGTTATATAAGAATCGTAATTTAGATCGCCTTCGTATATCTTAATAGCAGAAGCTATATAAGTATTCTGATCGTTATCATTTGCAGGATTTAATGCTAATACGTTATCAGCAGTTACAAAAGTAAAGTTCTTATTCCCAGTTGTTCCGGTAAACGACGTACCACGAGGAATCACAACAGCACCAGCAGTTGCTTGTGTATCGCGTATTGTGATATCTACTGTTGCAGTAGCAGATCTAAATGAACGTGGCACATAGTTTAATTCTTTTGCATGTGACACAATAGAATCTCTCATGATAGCAGAATCTAAAAACATTTCATTGCTTAACATATTCATGTAAAAAGCATTAATGTTTGTATTATACGCTAATATATCAAGCAATACGCTGATGTTAGATCCTTCGAAATCGTAATCTCTAAAAATATTCTGTGACTTTAAATAAGTCTTAAGATTATTTTTAATACTATCAAAATCGAGAGTTGTGAGGTTAATACTTGACTGGGCCATTTATCTTACTCTATAAAGTACAATATCAACTTCTTCTTCTGTTTGAGAAGTTAATACGTAAAATCTAATGGTAACGTTGACAGTGTTGTCATCGTATTCTGATGTAGCTTTAACGCTAGTAACATTGACGCGAGGTTCATATAGCTTAATTGTTTCTTCAATATTATCTTCTATTTCTGATAAAATATAATCTTGTAGAGGTTCAAACAAATAACGTGTGAGATTACTACCAAATGCGGGATTACGTAATCTCTCATATTTATTCGTAAAAATAATATTTCTCAAAGAATGTTTTACTGCTTCTACATTTACTTTACGAGTAATCTGAGCAGTGTGAGGATGTGGTAAAAAGGTATGCACAAAATCACTATAAACTTCTTCGGGCCTGCCGGCCTGTAGAAATTCAAAATCTTTTTTTGCTATCTTTACGCCCATGTTAGACTCTTCTTATTTATTTTTTATTTATATGATATTAAGTATTACCTGAAGGTGGTACATAATGACCACCGTGTGCATCGTTATTGCTGGTGTGTGTATTAAAATCGGTAGTAGTAACATAGCCGTCAATTGTTGATCCAGCTGGAAGAGACACTGCGTTACTAAAAGTAACTGGGCCGCTAATTGTAATTCCAGAAGCAGTTACAACAATTGAACTATTGCCAACTTCAATTGTAATAGTATTTGTTTGTGGTGGTGGCTGATTAGCTACTTGTTGCTCTAATGCAGAAGCCGTTACTGTAACTGCTGCTGCTCGTGATTGTATATCTGCAATTCTTGCTTGCACATCAGTTTCAATGCTCATATTTTAATACCCGTAAGAGTTAAACGTGTTTCAAATATTCCTTCTGGAACTTCAAAATCAACCGCCATCTTTGAACCAGAAAAATTACCAAACGTATTGTAAGTAAAATTCATATAATATGTTTCATCTTCAATTAAATATGAATATGAATAAATTTGAGAAGTATTTGAAAATACACCAGTATTATCACCAATTTTAAATTTAATTGTCGTGTTGCTTGTAATACTGACAGCTTGGGCCCTATCTGTTACATATGCATTTTGTGCAATGCTATTAGATCCAGGTTTAGTCGACATCCAAAATGTTATAGGCGTGTCAGCACCATCTGGAACAACTAAAGTTATATTATACGATGAAGCGGTATTTCCAACCGGTAATCCATAACTTGTTATTGTATTTGCTTCTGCTACTACATTTGCAACTACAAAAGTATTACTCTGATCTGGTCCACTTACATCACCTTTATAATCTACGCTAGCACTATACGGTGTATTACTAAAGTCACCGCCGGATGGAAGGGCTGCAGCATTAACTGTAAGATTAGTAAGTGCAGGAGCAGTTGCAATGCTCGATTCAATAGCTGACATTGATTGAGCTATAGCTGCTGTTTGTTTATCTAATTTTTGTAAAGTTGCGAGAACTCTTTGTGGGTCAAATACTTGTTCCATAATTATCCACCTCCGCCTGCGCCAGAACCAATTGGTGTGCCATCGACTCCTGCTAAACCTTTATCTATTCGTGTCTGTAAAGAAAGACTATTGAGTGCAATAGAAGATTTTAATTGATCTTCCCTAGTTCCTAGTTCTTCAATAGAAGCAGCTGCCGCGGCCGCATCAGTAACAGCATCTGACATAGCATCAGTTGCTGCACCTAAATCATCACCAATTGCATCGATTTCATCAAGTAAGTCTTGTGCACCTGTAGTTTGAAGTGCGTTGGCAATAATACTATCAACCAAACTTTCTGCTGTTGCAATGAGGTTAGCAGCATTTTGATAAATTGAATTAATAACATCATCGATAGCATTAAATAGTGTTTGTTCTAAACAAGAAATCAATTGTGCAATAGCACTTGTTACTGCACTAATTAAATTTGCAATTGCAGATGCTAATTGTGCTAGATCAATAACTAATTGGACAATCAAAGCAATTTGTTGAGCTACCGGGCCACCAACTACTTTTGCCGCCCACGTTAAAATTTTAAGTGGATCAGATGGTAAAGATAAAAGAGGTGCCCAAGTAGACATAATATTTGCTATTGACTCTGCGTGAGATGCTATCGAATCAGTAATATGTTGAACATATTGATCAACTAATTCCTGCAGCCTTTCACAACTAAATGCACCATTTACTGGAACTTGCTCGGTTTCATATGGAAAATTTTCTAATGCACCGGTATCTTCATTTACAGTTGTTGGTGTATTTGGATCATAACTTGGATTCGCAGAAAACGCTTGATTATCAGGACCAATTGGTTTTTCTGGATCAAAGTTATCATTAACTTTTGCTTGTTCAACATATACTACGCCAGTCATGGCGTTTAATTCTTCGATCCAAGCATTAATTTGTTCCGTTGCGTTTTGTACACTCATTATACTATATCCGTAACAATTCCTGCA